CCGCACCTGGACGCGGAGTACAAGGATCAGATCAAGCGCGAGTACACCGGTCTTTGGTATCGGCGCTTCATCGAAGGTCTTTGGGTGTCCGCGGAGGGCGCCATCTATGACATGTGGGACGAGACGCCATTCCGGCCGGAAGCTCCGGCCGCCGGCGGCCACGTCATCAAGTGGTCGAAGCTCCCGAAGATGCAGGAACTTATCTGCGTCGGCCTCGACTACGGCACAACCAACCCGACGTCGGCGATTCTCCTGGGGCTCGGTATCGACGGCCGACTGTATGCCATTGACGAGTACCGGCACGAGAAGAAAGAGGGCGAGCTATCGCTCTCGGATGCTCAACTGTCCGGCCGGTTGAAGGACTGGCTGGCGGAAAACCATCTGCCCTACGGCTCGAGCCTGCGGGCCCGGTTCGTGATCGTTGACCCGGCTGCGGCGTCGCTGAAAACGCAGATGCGCATTGACGGGATCAGCGGTATCGAAGACGCCGACAACTCGGTCCTCTACGGCATTCGGACTGTATCGTCGCTCCTGGCCCAAAAGCTGCTTGTCACGTCTGACCGGTGCACCGGCTGGATTTCTGAGGCTCCCGGTTACTCCTGGGATCCGAAGGCACAAGAGCAGGGCGAAGATCGGCCGCTCAAGGTCGCTGACCACAGTGCGGACGCACTGCGCTACGCCGTTACAACCACGGAACGCCTTTGGCGGCACCGTCTCCAATATGACCTAGCTGCCTAGAAAGAGGTGACGCGGTGGCCCTCCCGGAAAATAACACTGTTTGGCCCCCCCATCCGTTCGATAAAGCCTACGACGCGATGGCCGGTTGGGACGCCTGGTATGCCGGCGACATCCAGCGGCTCGCTAAGCGGTACGAGGTCATCAACGGTACGCGGAACGGGTGGACGTCAACGGGCGGCCTGGTGGGTGCGGCGCAACGCTTCTTCCACGGCGACGTGTACCGCACATCGTCCACGACGCGGCTGCACATCCCGATCGCCGCGGACCTGTCCCGGACCTCGGCGGATCTGCTTTTCGCGGAGTCGCCGACGTTCCAGCTGCCGGACGACGCGAAGTTCACCGAAACCCAGGACCGGCTCTCGCTGATCCTCGGCGACGCTGAAACAACGTCTGAACTGCTCGAGGCGGCCGAAATCCAGTCGGCACTCGGCGGGGTTTACATCCGGCTCATTTGGGACACCAACGCTTTCGAGCACGTCCGCATCACGGCGGTCCACTGCGACGGCGCTATCCCGGAATGGACCTACGGGCAGTGCTCCGGCGTGATCTTCTGGCGCCAGCTGAACAGCCCGGAAAAGGTGGTCTACCGGCACCTGGAACGGCACTCGAAGGGCCAGGTGGAGCACGCGCTCTACGAGGGCACGTCTACGGTCATCGGCCAGCGTGTGCCGCTCACGGAGCACGAAGACACCAAGCAGTTCGGCATGACACCGGACGGCGCTTTCACCACCGGCGTCATCACCCTGCCGGACGGCGTGAAGGGCCCGACGTTCGGTTACATCCCGAACATCAAGCCGAACCCGACGTGGCGGCTCGTGCCCGGCCTGGCCCCGCTCGGCCGGTCCGACTACGACCAGCTGGAAGCGTTGTTCGACGCGGCGGATGAAGCCTACTCGTCCATGGTGCGTGAGCTCCGGCTCGGCAAGGCGCGCGCGTTTGTGGATCAGTCCCTCACGCAGTCCGCCGGCCGCGGCCGCGGTTCCACGTTCGACCAGGAGGGCGAAATCTTCACCGCACTGGAAGGGCTCGGCTCCCTGCAGGGCCAGTCGCTCATCCAGCCGTACCAGCCGGACCTCCGGATCGCGGCGCACCGTTCGGCCATCGAGGAAATCACCAACACCATCCTCCGGTCCGCCGGCTACACGTCGTCATCGTTCGGTTCGGACCCGCTGAACCAGGCCACGGCCACAGAGGTCAATTCCAAGCGGGAGCTCTCCGGCCGGACCCGGACGAAGAAAATCCAGTATTGGAAGGCCGCCCTCGAGCCCCTGGCGAACACGGCCCTCCAACTGGAAAAGGCACTGTTCGGCGCCAAGTTCATCGACGTCTCGGAGCCGGTCAAACTGAACTTCCCGGTGCGGACCGAAGTGGACCCGCTCGTGATGGCGCAGACCCTTGCGGCGCTGAACCAGGCGGTTGCGATCAGCACGGAGGAAAAGGTGCGGACGCGGCAACCGAACTGGTCCAAGCAGCAGGTGGACGACGAGGTGAAGCGGATCCACGACGAGAACAACGTGGCACCGGCACCGAACCCGCTGACCATCGGCACGGTTCATGACCCGTTCGGCGCCGCCCAGGCGCCGCCGGCGAAGCTTGACGGCTCTGCCAACCCGGCAGACAAGGCCAACCCTGCGGACAAGACCGGCACGCCGGTCATCCCTGCAGGGAAGTGATGCGCCGTGGCCGCGGAGGTCAAGGTGTGGACGAGCCGCGGTGCGGTCAAGCACGGCATCTGGTGTGAGGTTCATTCCCTCCCCCACGTCTTCGAGTACACCCTCTACCAACTGACGGAATATCTCGACGGCTTCCCGTACATCCGGCCGCTGAAAACGGTCACTAAATGCGATATGAGGTAGCACCCATGGCAGCACCCCGCCGGCTCGGCCGGATAGTCCAGCACGATCCCCGCTCCCTGGCGTTCCCGGCCCCGGTCCGGGCCACACATGCCCCGGTCATGCACCGGCACTATGGGGCGGTGCTGAATCAGGGCAACGTCGGTTCCTGCACCGGCAACGCCATGGCCCAGGCGCTCATGACGGCGCCGCTGCGCAAGGTGGGCCGGACGCTCAAGGAAGCGGACGCCGTTTCGATCTACTCGGATGCCACCAAGATTGACGGCTCCCCCGGCACGTACCCACCGGATGACACCGGATCCTCCGGCCTGGCCGTGGCGAAGGTCGCCAAGACCCGCGGACTCATCAGTGCGTACACCCACGCATTCGGTGTGGACCACGCCATCGGCGCCCTGCAGCTGGCCCCGTTCCTGTTCGGCACGAACTGGTATCAGGACATGTTCACTCCGGACGCCAACGGATTCGTGCACCCCGGCGGCGCTGTCGCCGGCGGCCACGAAATCCTCTGCATCGGCGACACCGGCGAGCACCTGGTGTTCCTCAACTCATGGGGCGCCCGGTGGGGCGTCAAGGGCAAGTTCTACCTGTCCTATGCGGACTTCGCGCAGCTTGTCGCCGAACAGGGCGACGTCGTAGTCCCCACGCCGTAACGGAGGTGAGCGCATGGCCGGATGGATCCCCGCGCCGGACGGTATTGAGGCGGCAATCGACAAGCTCGCCGCCGACGTCGCCGGCATGTACGCCAATGCGGAGTTCAGGCTCATCCAGGCCATCATGCTCGACCTGCAGGCCGGCATCAACCGGCCCGGCAGCATCGAGACGAGCGTGCGGCTCGGCCGGCTGCGGGCGGCTGCGCAGCAGATCGTCAACGAGCTCGAGACGGCCGCGCCCGACTTCCTGCAAAGGGTAGTGGACGCGGCCGCCCAGGGCGGGGCGCACGCGGCGCTGCAGCAGTTGGCCCAGCTTTCCGGCATCACCGACATCACGCAAAACGCGATATGGGCCACCGGAAACACGGCCGCGAACCTGTTGGTCGCCGATCTGACGTCACGGCTCGCGGACATGAACCTGCGGATCCTCCGGTATCCGGATGACGTGTACCGGGCGGCGGTGGCCAAGTACGGCACGGACCCGATTCTCGGCCTGTCCACCAGCCGCGGCGCGCAGCAAAAAATCTGGCAAGACCTGCTCAACCAGGGCGTCACCGGATTCACGGACGTCAGCGGCCGCCGGTGGAATCTGGCGACGTACACGGAAATGGCCACGCGCACGGCCACGCACCGGGCGTGGACGGACGGGCACCTTGCCCAACTGACCGGCAACGGCCAGGACCTTGTAAGCGTCGTCGTCGGTATCGAGGCGTGCCGGTCCTGCGCCCGGTTCGCTGGCAAAATCCTTTCCATCAACGGCCCGGCCGGCATGCGCGTCATTGAGCACGCGATCAACGATTACGAGTACGTGAACGTGGACGTTTACATGACGGTCGATCAGGCGCGGCAGGAGAAGGGCCACTTTCAGGGCCCGAACTGCCGGTGCCGGATGGTGGCCTACCTGCCTGGCCTGTCCATCCCCACGGATTCCTCATCGTATGACGAGCGGGCCAACACGGCGCGGGTGACTTTGCGTGACCTCGAGGTACAGGTCCGGAAAGCCAAGATGGAAATTGCCACGTCGTTTTCCCCCGCGGAGGCGCGGGCCGGCCAGCGGAAAGTGCTGGACCTGCAGGCGAAAATCCGCGAGCTCGTGGACGCGGAAGACCTGCAACGCAAGCGGTACCGGGAACAGATCAATCTCGGTTTCAAGAACATCCCGGCCTAGCGCCGGTTCCACCCCGCCCGGTCAGGTGCCGGCGGTCCCCACCCCACAACAGCCCAGGAGGCTACTGTGTCCATGCCCAAAATCACCAACGAAAGCGGCTACCCGCTCGGCGATCCCTCCCGCTCCATGCTGCGCTACATCGACAGCCCGGACGGCGGCCAGGGCGTCAACGGCGACGGCCCCAAGGTTGTCGCCGGCGAAGGGATGCAGGCGGACCCGCCCGCAGCCCCGCCCGCTGCCCCGCCAGCGGCCCAGGAGCCGCCCAAGGCTCCCGCTACCCCGCCGGCCCCCGCCGCGGCCGCTGGCGCCCCCGCGGAGCCGCCCGCTGCGGACACCCCGCCGTGGGGCAAGCCCGAAGATTTCGACCCGGACAAAGCCTGGAAGCTCATTCAGGGACTACGGGACGACAAGAAGACCAACGAGCAGCGCATTGCGGACGCGCGCTCGGAGGCCACCACGCAGGCGCAGAAGGACTTGGTTACGAAGTGGGCCAAGGAACTCGGCGTGATCGAGGACCCCAAGGACCCGGAGGCTCTGCTCGCGGCCGTCACGCAGGATCGTGACGGACTCAAGCAGCAGTACGACGGGACCGCGGCGGAAAATCGCGCCCTGAAAGTGGAAAACGCCGTGCACCGCGTCGCTAACCGGCTCAAAGCCAACATGGACGAAGTGCTCGACAGCAAGGAACTTGACGCCAAGTTCCAGAAGCTCGACCCCGCGGCGGATGACTTTGCTTCCCAGGTGGAAACCATCGTCGCCGAAGCGGTCCAGAAGAATCCGACCAGGTACGGGACGGCCCAGGTGGCTCCGGTAAGTGGTGGTGATTTCTCAAACGGTGGTAACGGCGGCGGACCCAAGCCCCCCGCCGACGACGAAAACGACATCGAGAAAGCGCGCGAGGCTGCCGTCAAGCGGCGCACCGGACGCTAACTCACCCTCACCAGCCATTTAGGAGAACATCATGGCAAATACCCTGCTCACCCCCTCGGTCCTGGCCACTCAGGCGCTTGCGACCCTCTACGAAACCACTCAGATGCTCCCGCTCGTCTACACGGACGTCTCGAGCTCGTTCACCACGGCCAAGGTGGGCGACACCGTGAACGTGCGGAAGCCGGCCGTGTTCACGGCCAACGTCTTCGACCGCGCGGTTGGCATCGTGCCGCAGGATGCGTCGGAAGGCTCCATCCCGGTCAAGCTGGACAAGATCGCGGATGTTTCCTTCACGGTCACCACGGAGGACCTGACCCTCAAGATTCAGGACTTCGCCACTCAGTTCCTGGATCCGGCCATGGAGGCCATCGCCCAGCACATCGACCGCGCCATTCTCGGCCTGCGCTCGGACATCACTCAGAAGGCCGGCATCACCCCCGCCGGATTCGAGTGGGACAAGCCGGAGGTCCTGATCGAAGCCGGCCGCCTGCTGGACATCAACAAGGTCCCCACCTCGGACCGGTTCGCCGTCACCGGCCCGACCACGGCCGCTCGCTGGCTGAACTCGGACCTCATCAAGCAGGCCAACCGCTCCGGCTCCACGGAGGCGCTGCGCCAGGGCTCGATCGGTAACGATCTGTTCGGCTTCAATGCGTTCAAGACGCAGAACGTCGGCCAGCCGTCCGCCGTGTCCGGCACCCCGTCCACGGAGCAGGGCCTCGCC